ATTGCTGTGCGCGTCCACCTTAACCACAAAGTCTCCGGTGAATTGTTCGGCAATGAACGGTACGTTGTTCTCATCAAGGTAGCGAGTATCGTCATACGCTTGCATGATCTTGAGATACAGCGTTGCGAGTTTTTCCAGCGAGTCCTCAATGATGAGTGCGCGTTTTTTGGCGCGGCTGGAACCCAGACGGGCAAGCTGGCTTGCGTGTCCGGCAGAGCGAACGCCTGTCTCGCCACGGCCTTGCAACACGCTAGAGATGCCGCTAGCCTCTGCGAACATGGCATCTATCTCGGAAATCTCTTTGAATAAGTCTTCCGGCATTTTGGGGGCAAGTTCTTCAACTTTGCCACCAGGCGTGTCAGACAGAATAAAGGAGCTGGGGGAGTTAAGGGCAAATGCTTTTTCATCTGTGATTCCCATAAAACCAGAAAACGCTTTTGGCGGGTTGACTTGTTTTGCAAGCAACATAGAAATCTCGCCGACGCGCTTGGTACGCAACTCTTGCAAGTAAATCAGTTTTTCTACTTCGCTCTGACCCCAGAAATAATCGTAAAGCGGGTTGGGCGAGATTTGCACAAATGGGCATTCGCCCTTGATGAACATGGACTCACCGCTGCGGTCATAAATCACCACATAAGGGTTTGCCATCGTGACCACTTGGTAGTCAGATGTCTCATCATCCCAGACCCACATCTCCACCATCTCAATCACGCTCTCGCCAACTTGCGCTTGGTAGCGGCTCATGCTCTCCAGCGAGAGGTTGACGTTACCAGTGACGTTGGGTTGTGTCTGCGAGAACGCCAGCCGGTTCATAGCGTTGGGCGTTTCGTCCTTGGGCTTGGGGCCTTCAAAGACGCGCTTGAGAATACTTTCGCGTTTAGGATGGTTGTACAACCGTGTGTACAACTCCGACTTGGTCATGTAGTATTTGTGGCACAGGGCTTCTTGCCTGTCGGTGTAAGGGCGGTCTTCCCGCAATACGCCGATAGTGCCAGGCTCGATCACATACGGGTGAATGCTGCCGCCCTTGCCAACCACCACCTTCACAAACGTGGAGTTATAAACCAACGACCAGTTGATGGCGGTGGAGAATACCTGGTCAGTATTGCTATTCAACCATTCGTCGTTCAGCGCACGGGTCAGCACCGGAATTTTGGTGTGTTCAGTCTTCTCGACTGACGCGCCCATGTTGATCGAGAACCGTGTTGTCTCTGAGGAATACAGAAACGAATTCAGTTGGTCAATGTGCGGGGCAATCTTGTTGAACAACGCAGGAGGATCATCTGGTGAGCTACCAAACAAAAAGTAGCACCGGAGTTTGTCGTACTGCGTCTTGCGCTCATCCACAGACACCAGACACTTCTGCATGAGGTCTACATAAAACGCTTCACGCGCATCTGGTGACTTTGGAATAATCATGTGCTGCTCGGTTGTTGAATAGTCAGATTTTCATGATCCCGCTGAACAATACTAGGGGCCAGGGGTCGAATCCTGCCGGTAGCTTGCGCTAATTGTAGACCGTTAACCGATTCATCCGCAATAGGACGGGTGTCGTAGCCGCTGATCTGGCTTGGGTTGCCCCACTGGACGGCATAGGGGTTCTGAGGCTGCTGCTGGAACCGTGCAGGCTGCGCCTCGCCCTCTCGAACGCTCTTGATGTCGCTCATGCCAAAGTCTTGGGCCAATCCCTGCATGGTCGAGTCCGCATGTTTGGTGTTATCAGACCGCAAACCCACTGGTTGCAAGAATGCCACTCGGATGGCCTCACCGTCGCAACCTTTGGGGCAGCGAGGCTCCCATGCTTCAAAATAACCGTGTGCAAGACACTTGTAATCCTTAAGTACACCCATTTTCAATCCCCATTGAGGTCATATTCACTGTAATCGTGCCGGTTGACCATACCAACACGCAGCTTTAACTGTCCACCCACCAACTTTAGCCCCATGCTGGGGGCAATATTGGGCTTTGGCTCGGGCCTGTAATCCACAAATCTTGTCTGGTTGCGGCGCTGCATAGTCCTCACCAGCCCTTTTTTCCAAGCGTCATACCCCCTGTTGACCCGGATTTGCACCGTTTCGGTCAGGGGTTCGGTCTGGTAAAGGAAGACATCCCGCATGTGATCCTTGTTAATACCGCACAATTCGGCAAACATGTCATTAGAAATGCCTCTCTCGGGGTCTTGCAAGAACTTCTTGATCTGCCGCAGCAGTTCTTTCTTGGTCAGCGTCATGCCCGTAGCCCTATACGCTGGAGGTAATTGGCAGCTACCTTGCCCACATAAAGGTCTTGGTCAGAAGTTTCCGCATCCTTGGCCTGCTTCTCGCGGGTGATGTAGTTGGTTATCAGGCGCGGCTGAACCTGTTCTGCCCACGCAACCACCGCTAAGGCAGAGGCGATAACTCGGTCATCCTTGCTGCGGCCTGGTGCGCCCAGAAACCCGTCCTCACGCACGATGGTCTTCATCTCTTCCAACAACTCCATGCTATAGACGTTCATCATCTGGCGCTCAAAGAAGTCCTTCATGTAGTTCATCATGCGCTCTTTCGTTTGGTGCGTAGTCATGAACCCAATGCTGTTGGACAGACCACCCATGTTGTCCAGCTTGCGCCAGATGTAGTTGGTCATGCTACCCAGCACATCCCGCAAGTCCCGCCCGATAGTGCCAGGCGTTGCCGTCGCCAGTCGGCGCAGGTTCTTGAGTTCGGCAATGACGGCTTGCCCTGGCCCGTTGACCTCAAGGTTCATGGTGGAGTTCTTGTACGCCCCAGCAAGGTGGGCTATCACCCACGCAAACTGGTAGGTGTTCATCTCGCTGGTAGCAAACTCCGCAACCTGATCTAGCCCGTCAGCGTAGCACCGGTACACCTGTATGCAGAACCTGTCTGCCCAGTCTGAACTGCCGTACGCAGGGTCAGCCCCAATGACGTAGTAGGCGTTGTCAATAGGTTCTTCCCATATCTTCAGAGTCCCCAGTCTCTCGGAAGACTTCAGCACCTGGGTGTCCTGGAAATTCTGCCCGAACGCATACCGGTAGCAGTCCGGCACAGTCTTCTTCGCAACCTTGGCAGCGTCGGTACAACGGCTGTTGGAGAAGAAACTGGTTCCGGTCATCACAAAAGCATAGTCCTCGGTAGGCGGAAACTCTTGGTACATCAGGGATTCATCCTTGATACCCTCTGCCATCTTCCAGCGCCACCACGCCATCTGGCGGGAGTTGATCTCCACACCGTAGAGTTTCTTGATGTCCTTGACCCAGTCCTTCTCCTCGCCGGTCAGCTTGCCGTCCCAGTACACCTTGTACATCGCGGTGTCAGCTTCTACTGAGTAATACTCGTTACGCCACCAGCCGCAGAAGATAGCCTTCTGGGTTTTGGCAAACTTGGCGGTCTTGTACATGTCGTGGAACATGTTGAACCCCTGCGCCGTACTCTCAAACATGTACAGACGCTCAGGGTTCTTTTCTGCCAAGGATGCAATCAGGGACGCTAGACCTTCTTCGTTTCCCCAAGATGCTGTTTCAGTACCGTGCAAGTAAGTAATCGCCTTACCTTGCCCCAGACGAGACTTATTGCCAGCAATCTGGTAGAAAATTCGGCTTCTGTTTTTGAGCACCATTTGGTTTCGATTATGGGCAACCAGCGGAATTTTGTATTCCTTGGGGAGACCCTCCATGTACATGCCAAGTGTAGACCGGAACATGTCCCTGTTCTCTTCTGTATCCGCAACCAATGTACCTTGCCATCCAGGGTGGGTGAATTGCCAATAAAGGTCAAGCGCCAGCGAGATAGTTGTAATTCCAAGTTGACGTCCTTTCAGAATGACAAAGAAGTGGATGTCATCGTCCAGCCCTTTTGCTATTTCGTTCATCACATACGTCTGCGTCCCCAGAGGCTTCGCCATTGGGATGAGGCCATCCTCTTTAGACTCAATCTTGAGCTGGGCGCAGAACTTGTAGAACTTGTCCAGGTCAAACTTCATAAAGCTCTTCGTCGGTGATCTGCCGCATATTCTTCTTCATTCGCACATCACTTCCTTTGCCGTAGAGCTTCTCTAGCTTTTTGAGTTGTTTTTCAAGGAACCGGTTAGCCTGCACAGGCCCGTGTGTCCTTTTGGCAGCAAAGTAACTCGCCACCAACATCCTTGCCTCTGCCATCTCAAGAATGATGCGGTCTGACATATTCAGTCCACGTTGGGCAAGCCCATGTAGTCCAAGAGTGTTTGGGCAGCCTCTTTCACCTTGGTGTTGTATTCCAAGTCTTCAGCATGGTCTACCGCGCTTTCCGTCATGAGACGGATGATGTCTCGCAAGGAGTGCATGGTCAACTGGTCTATGAAGTCGATAGCCAGCGTATCGTGGTCAATCTCTAGTTCGATGTTCATTCTGTTCTCCATACCCTTACAACGTCACCCTGCGTCTTAGCCTGTAGCTTGATGCCCAGCGTCTTAGACGCCCTGTAGTTAGCGTTCAACACCCTAGCCCTGTCCGCAACAGGAACCGTGAAGGAGTCTCCCACATCCATAGTCTCATAAGGGTACTTGTACACCTTACGCAACACCGGCATAGGAACACTCTTCTCTAAGTTTATCGTCATCATCACCTATCCCCTTCTGTACCAATATCTGAATATTAGCATGTTTCGGGGAAACACAATATTTTTTTTGGGGTGGGCAGGAAGTGGGGGTCACACTTCACAGAGCCAGCTGCCCATCGCAGCGCCCTGGTGCCGCGGCCTAGCGGGAGCGGGAGCGCCTAGCGGCCTAGCCATCCAGTACGGCCTAGCGGGTAGCGTGCGGCTAGCGGGTAGCGGGTAGCGTACAAGTAGCGGGTAGCCCTAGGTGGCCCTAGCTGGCGGGTGAGCGGGGAGTGTGACCTACAGCGCCCTACCCTATAAGCTGCGAGCCGGCCTACAGACTACTACATAACGCACACTACATTTTAGTAATTATAGACTAGTCTTTTACCTAACTACCGGTGTCCCCAAACTAACTGTATGCAAATACAGTAACAATTCTCTAGATTGTGTGTCAACGAATAGATCGTTAGATCGTTAGAATACTAGTACTAGATCAATAGTTGATCTAGGCTAACAATGGGAAACCCCACTATGAAAATCTTAGGCTATATAGCATATGAGGGTCCGTCGATCATCGATGGAAAACCGATCGTCGTAATCGTCAATAAGATTACGGCCGCTAGCAAAAATGGTAAGACCGGCGATATTGTGCAAAGCTTTATCATCCGCAGCGACATCGATCCGATGGCTGCTCTGAAATCCGGTGATGACGAAAGCATATGCGGCCAGTGCGAGCATCGGCCAGTGCTGGCGCGTGAGAGCGGGAAAGCTCCCTGTTACGTTAACGTAGGCCGCAGCGTTTTATCTGTATATAACGCTTATAAGCGCGGCCGCTATGTACGGGCTAACCTAGAAACCATCGCGCTGGCTTTGGCCGGTAAAGCTCTGCGCATTGGCACTTATGGCGATCCGGCCGCTGCACCGGTGGCCGTATGGCAGCGTCTTACCCGCTATGTAAGCTCTCACGCCGGATATAGTCACCAATGGGAAAGCTCGCATTTTGATCATGGCGCTTGGGCTCCCTTAGTAATGGCCAGCGCCGATAGCATTGACCAGGCCGCGAAGGCTAATCTGTACGGGATGCGGGTTTTTAGGGTATCGGTGGGAGTAGATCGCCAAGCGGGAGAAGTGACGTGCCCGGCCAGTGCAGAGGGCGGGAAAAAGGCTACTTGCGCGGATTGTATGCTTTGCGGAGGGACTAGCAAAAAAGCGCGTGATGTCGTAATCGCGGACCATGCAGCCGGCCATGATCGACGCCGGACAATCATGCTAGCTACTGCATAGTGCACCCTTACTGCGCAGTGACAGTGCGCAGTGGGGCTTGCATTGTGCAGCCACTAACCTAAAGGGGAAATTAAATGAAATATGAAATTTGGCAAGACAACGGAACGTCCGTTGTATTTGAGTCCCAGGCTCACGGGCTGGACGCGGTTTTGGACGAATTTTGCAGGGAGGCGGGATACATTGATCACGCCGATGCCTGCGCATCCATGGGCTGGACAGAAAGCCCTTTCAATATTAAAGAGGTCAAAGCATGATTAAGACTATGACAGCCCGATATCCTGGGCGTGACGCTGACACCGGCGCTCGCATACGGCCTGGGGATCCCATACGGTATGACACCGTGACGCGCAAAGCTTGGCACGCGCAGCGCGTGGATACGATCACTTTTATCGGGGACCACGGACCCACCACGCATTATCGTAATGCCCGCGGGCGCTGTGAAGATGCCCCTTGCTGTGGGTGCTGCACCATATGAGCGCGCAGGCCAATATTGACGCAGCGGCTCGCGCTCTCGCGCTGGCCTTGCAGCGAGCTAACCCTAACCCTAACCCTAACCCGAAAGGCTAATTATGCGACAGCACTATAAACCCGTTCGCAGGCGTTCTGCCCTGTTTGACTATGCTCTGGCAGTGGCCATCGGCCTCGCCTTGGCGTCCGTTCTGTTCAATTACTTGTGAGGTGACACCATGACATCAGGCGGTTATGTACTCTACCGCAGGGGCGACCCTGCCACATCACGCGCAGCAGCCCAGGCCATACTCGCCCTGCTCCCTGAGTTGCAACAGGCCGTGTACGCCTACGCCTACGCGCAGGGCAGCGACGGGTTCACGGACGAAGAGATGCTGCGCCACTTCAATTCCACGCGAAGCACTTACCGCACCCGCCGGTCAGAGCTGACTCGCGCAGGGTTGATCATGGACACTGGACGCACCCGTGTGCTGCCCACGCGCAGAAACGCCATCATCTGGGCGATAACACCGCCGGAGTACATAGCATGACTGACAAAGAGTTGTATTGGCTACTCGCGTGTGCGTTCGTTCTAGGGTTTGCTGCTGCCGTTCTACTTTTACCCTTGGGAGGTGTATGAATGAGCTGGCTCTTTTCGCAGGCGCTGGTGGAGGCATACTCGGCGGGCATCTCCTTGGATGGCGAACCGTCTGCGCCGTCGAGTGGGAACCCTATCCCGCAAGCGTATTGTGCGCCCGACAAAATGACGGCCTTCTGCCGCCTTTCCCGATTTGGGATGACGTACAAACCTTTGACGGCAAACCTTGGAGAGGAATTGTTGACGTTGTATCTGGCGGGTTTCCATGCCAAGACATCAGCGCAGCAGGACGAGGAACCGGAATTGACGGAGAACGAAGCGGAATGTGGGGAGAAATGGCGCGCATCATTTGCGAAGTACAACCCAGATTCGTGTTCGTGGAAAACTCACCAATGCTCACTAGCCGGGGACTTGGACGAGTTCTCGGAGACCTGGCCGCAATGGGGTTTGATGCGAGATGGGGAGTGTTGGGAGCAGCGGACGTTGGAGCAAACCATCAAAGGGACAGAATCTGGATTGTCGGTAATTACGCCCCCCCCCCGCTGGCCCACGCCTACAGCACACATGAGCAAAGAAACAAATGCACCGAGCGAACACATGAGAAACACACCAACATTAACAGCGCAAGCGAATTGGCCTACACCCAGGACCAAGGGTATGTGCGGTGGTTCAGGAGCATGGGCGCAACTAAAAGCCAATACAACGATAGAAGAAGCCAGAGTAATGGGCGCGGGGAATGGTGGAAGTTTGAACCCAACGTGGGTCGAGTGGCTGATGGGGTGGCCTCTCGGGTGGACAGACTTAAAGCCATTGGAAATGGACAAGTCCCACTCTGTGCAGCAACTGCATGGCGGGTGTTGACACGCGATTGGATTGTGTGATACAGTGGCCTTGTTGTAGTCGTGTGCAACAAGTTGAAAGCCGTTACTCATGCATTGGCCTCTTTATCGGAGGACACGACCCAGTGCAGCAGTAACGGCTTTTTTGTTTCTGCGGCTACATCCGTCCAGTTGTCGGTGACCCATACGGCAGGACTGGAGGACACGCGCTACTGTGGGAAAGGTCTGAGAGAGCGCAACAGGTGGCGAAGCCAGAGCCTGTGACCGAACGTCTGGCGGGTATGTGCGGCTCCGTCCGGCATTGAAGGCAAACCTGGTTAACCCCTTGGGAGGGCTAGGTTTTGCTCACCATCCGGCAGAGGGGATAGACGGGGGAGAGGATGGGGTAGGTGCTAGGTTGTAGTGACCTAGTTATGTATCTTTTTTTTTAGGGGATAGCTATGACGGGATTTAAGAGTAAGAAAGAGGCTGCACTAGACAAGCTGGTGGAGGTCACAGAGGAGATGGGGTTGTACAAGGAACCCGTGTCCAAAGACGAAGCATTGAAGCTGGCGCTTGAGGCGCTGATGCGTTCAAGAAAATCTGTTTCGGGTGACCTTGATATGGCTGGCTGCGCTTACGGCAGAAACGACCCAGATGGACACCGTTATGACGATGCAAAAAAAGCGTTGGAAACACTCAAACAAGCCATCACCGCCATCAAAGAAGCCCTAGCACAGCCAGCGCAGGAAACCGACTGGAGGGCCGCGTACAAAGAAGCGGTGAGGCAGCATAGCCTGACCTTGAATGAACTGCGCGAAGCCCTAGCTGCTTTACAACGCACCCCACAGGAGAAGAATCATGGCTCTCGGTGATTACATCCTATGCTGCAAGTGTGATGTGAAATTAATCTATGACGGGGATAAAGGCAATCGAAAATGGTGGGAAGAAAGATTTGGAGCAGAACCGGCAATCCTTTGCCCTAATTGCGATAAGCGCCCGTGGGTAGGGCTAGATTGGTTGCCAGAACACAAAGGCGGCTTGCATCTTGACCACAATGAGCACCGCAATTACTACGAAACTGTTGAGGAATGCTATGAACCTGAAGATTTTGTATCTGAGGATGAATGGTTGAAAGCCATCAAAGAAGATAGTGTGTGGGTTTTGCATTGGTATCCAAACACGCCAGTTGGGTTTACCCGTATTGCCGCATCAACACTGGAAGCCATCCAGCAATGGCTCAAGGACAAGAACACATGAACGAACGAGACATGGAGCTTGCTGAACAACAGGTTGGCTCTATTTTAATGGATTTGGTTATGCCAGATGTTGGTAAGCCAGAAAGAATTAAATGGAACATTGGTTGCACTAGAGAACATTTGAAAAAGTTTGCCGCCCTTATCCGTGCCGATGAGCGTGAGGCTTGTGCGAAGCTGTGTGATGAAGCAAGGGCGGCAAGACTTGCAGAGCAAATCCGAGCAAGGGGGAACACATGACTGACCAACCGAAAAGAACTGACCACTTGGCCTGGGCTAAGGCACTCAAGCGCAGGGAAGAGGCTGGCGAGAAGATGAACCAGACCATCAAAGAGATGTGGCGCAGGGCCTTGAAACACAAAGACTAACTTTACACAAACTTTACAAAGGAACATATCACCAGCACTACTTTTATCTGCTTATAATCTTATCGTGGGAAGTTCCCCACTATCTTAAATTGGAAATCCAAATGAAACTCTGTATCAATTGCAAGCACTACGTTGTTGACGATAGCTTGCCCAAAACCAAATATTCACGCTGCGGACGTATTTGGCGCATATCCCCAGTAGACGGGGAAAAATCTCCCCTAGAACAACTACCCTACTGTAGCGTAGAGCGACTCGCAAATGGCACTCAGCATTGCGACCAAGAAGGCCAATTCTTTGAGGAGGCTACCAATGTCTGATTTCTCACCCGCAACACGCAACTCTGCCATGTGGTCGGGTGATGCTCGCATGATCGCCAACGGCAAGGCCAACCAAGTCATCCTGACAAAGCTGGGCAAGATGGAGATTCCTGATCTGTCCGGCGTGGAGGCCGTGCAGATGGGTCACGTTATGGAACCCGTTATCGGGCGGCTGGCGCAAGAGCGCCTGGGCATCGACCTGGAGAAGATTGAGGACGCTATCACGCATCCCACCGAGAGCTGGTTGAAATCACACTTTGACTTTGTGGGGCGCGAAGATGGCAAACGTATTCTTGTCGAGGCTAAGAACTACAACGCTGGCACACGCAACAAGTTTGATCCTGATACTGGACTCATGCCTGCTGCGGATATGGCTCAATGTATCCATGAGGCCACGGTCTTTGGCTGTGAGACTGTGGTACTTGCCGTGCTATTCGGTGGTCAGGAGTTTGTCCTCATTCGTGCGGAGATTACTGACCAGATGAAAGCTGACCACATCCAGGCCATGTCTGCGGTGTGGGCGAATGTTGTCAACGGCACTACCCTGCCGCCCGAGGATACTGAGCAAACCAAGCTGCTCTACCCTGTCAGCATGGACGATGCAAAGATGGCATCTCAGGCCGTGGAGAGTGCCTGCCAAGCCTTGGCTCACGTTAAGCAGCAGATCAAGCAACTGGAGAACACAGAGGAGCAACTGCTCACCATGCTGCAAGGCTATATGCAGGAGAGTGAGCGACTGGTGAAGGTGGACGGCACTGTGCTGGCGACATGGAAGTCTGCCAAGACCAGCAAGTCTTTTGACTCCAAGCTATTCCAATCTGCTATGCCCGACATCTACAACAAGTTTGTGATGGACAAGCAGGGCAGCAGACGCTTTTTATTGAAGTGAGGTTCACATGAAGCACCGGATACTTACCGTCTACTGGAAAGACAGTGACGAAACTTTGATTGAATTTAGCCCATTTTTTGAAGTATCAGACAGGATACTAAAACTTGATGTGTTATCTGATGTGGTGGCAAATCTTCAGAATGAATATTCAGAGATTTTTAGTGATTCAATAAAGCCCCCTGCATTGTTGAAACTGAGCAAGTTGGCTAGAAAACTTGCAAGCAATCCTGAGTCACGAGAAGAATTTTTAAAAATGGTAAAAGCCATCAAACCAAAACTTCCAAAGGAAAAAAATGACTAACGCACTTGTACCAGTGGCTGACATTGAGAAGATGGCTGGCGCTATCGCCAAGTCCAAGATGTTCGGCATGAAGACGCAAGAGGAGGCTTTTGCGCTGATGTTGATCGCCCAGGCAGAGGGTATGCACCCTGCTATCGCTGCGCGTGATTATCACGTCATCCAAGGCCGTCCAACGCTGAAGGCTGACGCTATGCTTGCGCGGTTCCAGGCAGCTGGCGGCAAGGTGCAGTGGGAGGTCTACACCGATGCCGAGGTGACAGGCTTGTTCTCGCACCCGCAGGGCGGCACTTTGAAGTTGACATGGACGTTCGCCCAGGCCAAGAGCATTGGGTTGACCACCAAAGACAACTGGCAGAAGTATCCCCGCGCTATGCTCCGCGCCCGTGTGATCTCAGAGGGCATCCGCACTGTCTACCCAGGCTGTGTGGTGGGTACTTACACCGCCGAGGAGATTGAGGACACACCAGCGCCAGCAAAGGATATGGGTGTGGTGGAGGAAGTATTGCGGGAGCAGCCAGAGGGCGAGTACAAGCTCTACATCCCCAACATGGATGACCCTTACGCCGCCTACGACACGCCGGAGGAGTGGAAGGCAGGGTTTGATTTGCTGAGTGCAAAGATTGCCAAGTCGCCCAAATACACCGTAGAGGTGATTGCTGAGAAGTTGGACGGCCTCAAGGCTTGCAACTTGGATATGTTGGAATATTTTAATTGGGTTGGTGATTACGATAAAGCAGAAATGCATGGAAAGGAAAAAAATCATGGCGAATGAACACAAAGAGATGCCAGGGTCTGGCGTGGCGTTTTGGGAGACTGTGAAGAAGTCTGAGAAGGGGCCGGATTACAAAGGCTTTGTCACGCTGGAGATGGACTACAAGGCTGGTGAAAAGCTGAAGATGGCCTTCTGGCTGAAGAACACCAGCAATGGCAATACACTGTTGGCAATCAAGGAAGACAACTACAGCAAGCGCATGGAGTTGCAGAAGGATCAGCCGCGGGAAGTGCAGCCGAGAACCCAGCCTGTGCGTGTGCAGCCGCCTCGCCGGAACATTGATATTGACGATGGGGAAGTCCCGTTCTAGTTACGGGGGGAAAGCGGATGCTGGTTAGCTGATGTACACAGTGAACATAAAGAGACCCAGTGCAGCGAGTACCCCCACCTTTAGTGGACACGCTATGGAAGAGATTGAAAAGAAAAATGCCCCTAGAAAAAGCGTTAAAACCTCGCCAACCCAAAGGTCTCTAAAACTTTTGCGGGAGCAAGGATATACAGTTGAAGTTGTAGAGAGATGGAATAGTTTTACAAGAACTAAAAAAGATCTCTTTGGCTTCATCGACATCCTGGCAATCAAACGTGGCGAGACGCTGGCGGTGCAGGCAACTGCCTCCGGTGTCTCTGCCCGTCTCAAGAAGATCAACGACAGTGAACTACTACCGAAAGTGAGGGAAGCAGGATGGACTATACAAATCTGGGGTTGGACAAAGTCAGCAAAGACTGGGAAGTATGTCCTGAGAGTTATCGACATCTCTTGAAAGAGGCTTACCAGGCCGGTTTTGAGGACGGCCTGGCATTCGCTAACAACGATGTGCTTACGCTTGAGATTCCAGCCAATTCAATCGGGCAAAAATAGTATTACTTGAACCGGCAATCGTCGCAGTAGCAACTACATACAGGATGTCTGGGCCGTCAGGATAGAAGTTAGCCTGGGAGGTGGGTACAGTGTTTGACTGTCCACCGCCCAGCGCAGCGTTTCCGATAGCAGAGATGGCTGACAAGTCATAGGTGGTCTGACCACCTGTGTTGCTATAAAAGGCCGCAATAGACTCACCGCCGCTGATCGTGATGGTGTTGGTAGTGTTCACCGCAACTTGAGCCAGAGAGCTGGTGTTTGTGCCAGACTGGTTGATGTTGGTAAATCCGCCTGAGAAACCAGACACGACGGGGTTGAGAACCAGTTGCACCAAGTATGTGACGTTGGTCACAACCGCAATCTCACGCAACTGGAGTTGCAGGCGGTTGATGATTTCTTTTAATCCAAACAATCCAGTCTGACCGTTGTCCACAGAGGGCGCAATCCGGATCGCCATGATAGGCACAGCAGCGGTACTGTTGGGGCTGGTCAGCGCGGTGGTCATGCCGTAGTTGTAAATGGCAGACGCATCTTGCGAGTAACCGCCATCCATCACCACAGACGATCCCCAGTGGGACAGGAGCGCAGCAGTGTCAGGAGCAGCATATTCCACCGAAATGGGAGCCGTCGAAGAGTAGGTGAAGGCAGTAGCAGATGCACCGCCGGCTGCACCGCGAGTCACGCCAAGCAAAGAGTTGGGGGTCAGGCTGGCGTACTTGATGTACTCCACCACACCTGATGCACCAGAGCCTCGGATGATGGCTGTGCCGCCAGCAGGATTAAATCCAAACGTGCTGTTGACGTAGATGGTGGTGTCACCAGAACCAATGCTTGCCGTGGCAAATGTGGTCTGGATTTCGTTGTTCTGCTCATAGTGGCTGGTCATGTTGCCGGAGCGCAGATAAGCCGTGTACTGAGCGTTGTTGTTCTGGAACGTGTAGATGTAGGCAATAGCACCGTTGTTGGTGCGAACGCCAAAGCGTACAGCGCCAGCACCGTACCAAGAGTAGTCGATGTACCACATCTGAATTTTGGACAGGTCAATGCCGTATCCTGACGGGTTCTGAGGGCCGTTGCTGCCATCCAGGGTGTCGTACCACTGCGACTGTGGAATCTTGGTGTCGATGGTGCGAGACACGATGGCGTTGGTGATTGACGATCCACGGTACTCGGGGGAGATGCTCAAGCTGGTGTCGCTGGCAATTGACAGGACACGGTAAGACGCACCGCGAATCACAATGTAGTCTCCCACCACCAAAGTTGTGGAGAACGCCGTGTTTGTGCCGGTGACGGTTCCTTGTCCTTGGTTGACAGCAATCAGGCCAGGAATCTGGTTGATACTGTTTCGCAGGACAACGTACAGGGTGTTGCCGTCGTACTGGAAGAACATACCGTTCTGCGAGTCAAAGAAGCCAATCTTGTTGCTGCTGCCATACCAGTTGATGGGGCTAACGTGCAAGATGCTTGGCACTGTTGCGGTTGCAGTAGAGGAAGACGGGATGACGTTGTTCACCGTCATGTAGGTGAACGTCGTTGCGCTAGGGACGCTCAGAATTTGGAACGTGCCGTTGTAAACGTTCTGGTCAGCACCAGTCACCTTTACAAACGTGTTGATCGCAAGATTGTGAGGGGTCTTGGTGGTGACAGTCACCGTCGAGCCGGAAGCCGTCAGGACGGGCAATTGAATCTGTGGGCAGAGGATCGTGCCTGTGGAGAACTGGATGCCCTTGCCGGACTGGTAACGGAAGTAGCGACGGGTCTGGCGGTACAGGATAGCGTTGGGAACGCTTGATCCAGCCGTGAAATTAACAGAGCCGTCGTAGGCGCGGACAGTCACAGCTCCAGCAGGACGGGCGTAGACGCAGACCTGAGTGTTACCAGAAGAACCTGGGGTGGTAGCCGTGCCGGTGAGGGTAGACGTAATCGTAAAAATGTTCTGAGCCGCAACGCTGGCAACAACCCAAGGGGCATTTAGCCCGGTCACTCCGGTAGTGCCGACGATGTACACCAGACTACCAACCGACAGGCCGTGGGCGTAGGCAGTGTTGACAGTGATTGCAGTGCCGGACAGGGTAATGGCAGTGGTGCTTGCAGCCGCCACAGAGATGCCGCAGTTGCTGTAAAAATATCCGACATACACATAAGTGGATGTTGAGGAATAGCAGGCGTTGGTGAACACTTGGTTCTGCATGGTCAACGTATAGGACGTTGCACTTGTTGCAGTTGTAATCAATCCCCAACCAGCAGCGTTGGCATCAGTAGGGTCTTGGATAAAGATGGGCGTACCAACGGCGTAGGTGACAGAGCTGGCGCTGAGTGTCAGGGCAAGCTGGTATTTGTTGGACTGGTTGCCGATAAGCGCGGTCACTGCCAACGGTGCGTTGGTGAAGTAGTAGCAAGACTGGCGGTTCTGTTGCAGAGCCACTTGTTCCCACTTGGAAGACTGCTGACCGTACTCAAAGTCGGTGTCGATCAGGGATTGTGGGGTGGATACCCGCAACTTATCCACAGCATCGTAAGCGCCTGACCGCTGCGAGGCCAGAACTAGGTTTTGGGTTTGACCCTGATTGCCAGGGACTCCAGAGAAGCCGGTTACTACTGACATGGCTTACTCCTTGATGTGGCTACGCTTAGTGCCGCCGGTCATGTAGAACGGGGATGCGTCTTCCGACTGTGGGTGGGTGTACTTGGGAGCGCCGCCGGTCACGATGTTCTGCCCACGGTGGGGCATGGTGTCCTGCATACTGCGTCCCCAGCGGTACTGGAGCGTACCGTCTACGGGGACACGGCTGTCGCCATTGCGGTAAGTTGCGTCAAGACTCCTCGACATCTCTCGCGGAAGGCATGGGCTTTGGAATAGCTTTGTCACGGTAACGCTCCTTGTAAAGTACAGGCAAAAATACACACGTTGAGAACCAGGCGAATGTTGCCAAGCGCAACCAGTCCGGATTGTTCATTATCCATGTTGCAAGCACAAATGTCATTATCAGACACACTATTGTCAGCAACCTATCAGTAATCACCGACAAGGCCAACGACAACAACGCAGCAACTTTCTGTTCCATAGCTATCCCCTAAGTTGAAAACTTGAGTATAACGCTATGTCTCACTCTCATCATCATCACCAAAGAAACCACTGCCCCAGGCATCGTCGTTCATCTTGAGCTTGAGAGCCTCCAGCTTGAGGCTGCGGTCAATGATTTTCATCTTGTCGGTCAGGGTTGCCACAGGATCGTTCATCGTGTTGGTCAACAAATCCGCAATTGCTTTCTCCAAGGCTGGGTCAATACCGGCTACTTTTTTCTTGCTCATCTCAATATCCTGTCACGGTGCGAACTTTGCTTTGAATCATTGGCCCAGCAACAGGCAGAGCCAACAAAGCAACAACGGCGCTTAATCTCTTTGCACTGGATTTTTGTTGTTCAATCGATCCGGCTAAACCCTTGGCTGCATCTAGCATTTCGTTGCGTTGCGCCTCAGTAATCAAGCCTTGGTTTTCCATATTTTTGACAATTGAGGTCACATTTTTGGCAGTTTCTGATGGTTTTGTTCCACGCTGAATGTCAGAAATTGCGTTACTCAATTGTCGTATGGACTCATCTTTTTTGCTTTGCTCAGCAGTCATGCGGCGAGATTCTGACTCATTAATGTTCTCGATATTTTTCTGAGCTTTTTCTTTTTCACCAGTCAGGCGTTCTTTTGCTTTTGTCGCTCTAGCTTCTTTTTCTGCAAGCAACTGTTCTGGATTTTGAGCTTCTTTGGTTGCTTGTTCAGTACGTTTTGACGCTTCAGCTAACCGCTTGGATTCTGCTTTAGAAACCATCTCTGCCATCTGTTTGTCGTGTTTTGCTTGAGACACAACGTCATTAGCAAAGTCAACCGCTTCTTTGGCTGATTTTTTGGCAGTACGCAAATCTTTGAACTCCTCGAACAAATTAAGCTGACGCAAAGAATTTTCGTTTGTTCTCAACCAGTTTGCAAAACCAGCGTCTGTTGGCGCAATCTCCCTGCCAAACAAATCTTGCGTGAAATGCAAACGCGCAGCATCTTTGAGTTCTGGGCTTTCTTGCAACAAGCGAGAAAACACCGAGTGACCAGCGTTTGCTTTGTTTATAACAGCGCCAGCAACTTCAGCGTCAGCCAGCTTGCTCTCTTTTGACAAACTGTTTTCATCAAGAATGTTGGAAACAGTCGTGCCGGTGCGTTGCTCAACTATGTCTAGCGGCCTAGAGGCTTTCCTGTATTCCGACATGGCTTTGCCGTAATCAGGATGCTGTTTGACCATTTCTTTCAAAAGTTCAATTTTGTATTGTCTAGCTTTAGTCGCAATGTCTTTGTTAACAAGAAAATCTTTTTCCTGATTTCCTGCAACCATGCGGTCAAGAAATCCTTTGACCGAGTGCGCTTTTTGCAAGTTAATCTTATTCTTGTCAAAAGGCAATTCTGGCGTTTCAAGTTCTGCTTTGAGCGTTTGAAGGAATGTGCGTTTTGCAGGATCGCCCGTGCTTGCAATTTCAGTTTCAATCTTGGTGCTTAATGGACTAGTGTTAATGGTTGGTTTTTTTCCAGCACGTTCAAACACGCCAGCGTAATCGGCTGCTTTTTCTCGAGCCGCGCCAAATTTTGCTTTTATGTCGTTAGCAATATTTTTGACAATAGCGCCAAATTGATCTTTGCCCATGCCTGGCTTTGCCATCAATTGTTTATCAAGCTCATCAACTGCTTGCCTTGCCTGCTTCTCACGCTCTGCAGCTTCACCAACTTTGACGGTTGCGGCCTCTACGTTTTGTTTCGCGGTGGCAGCTCTAGCGCCCATTTGTGATTGAACTTCTTCTCTGACAGGCTTCATTGCAGCAACACCTGTTGGCGGCGGCATCTGAGTTTCTGCCTTTCGCTCTGCAACCTTTGACTGAGATTTAAGTTGATCCAAAGCTTTGTCACGCTTTGCAATCTCTGCGTTCAAACGGTCAACCTCGCCCTGTCTTTCTGGAGTAACTTGTTGGGCTTTGATCTTGTTAAGATTTTCTTGCAAAACACCTCTTTCGCCGGCAAGTTTTTCTCGTAACGCAGTGGCTGCTTTAGTGGACTCACCACCAAACGCCTTGCCCACCAAGCCGCCGATGTAATCAGCACCAAGGCCAAGACCTCTTCTTAGAAGGTCTGTTCCTGCTCCCATCAAAGGAGCGTATTCCCCGCCAACCTGAGCAGCTTTTAAAGGCTCGGTTGTTGGTTCCGGAATTCCAATTTTTGAGTAACCTTGGCGTATTTCTTCGGCTGTGGGGAATATGGTTTCATGCCCTTTGAGTTCGCCTTTTGCAGGCGGCGTAATCATGGACTCTAGGCCGCCAGGCATTCCTAAAATATCAGAACTCAAACCTCTTAACGCCGCCAATGATCCCGCCGCTTCTGCCACTGGCTGCGGTGCAGTGGTGAACATGCTGGGCAACGTAGGTTTTGACGGCGGCGCAGGTTTTGGTTCTGCTTTTGGTGCAGGGGCAGATTTTTTTTCTCCCAACTGTTTGTTGAGAATGTCAAAAGCCTGCTCTTTGGTAGAACCCTCTGGGCCTGTAATGTCGTAAGATTTGCCTTCTGGAGAAGTAAAAGTAAATACGGGCATTAGTGTTCCTTCACAGTCCATCCACTAGGCAAAGAGGGGGCCGCTGCAACAGGTGAAGTTGGCGTAACAGGTGTGTCTCCCATGCCAGATTCAAAATCAGAGGCCATCTGCTCCATCAAACCAATAGTAATTTTTGGACTTTTCTCTCTTGCTCCTCTTGCAACTTCAACAGACATGTCATCCAACAACGCATTCATACCAGCCGCATTAAATTGATTTTGAGAAAGCAAGTCGTTGTAGCGTTTTTGGAATGCAACGGTTGACCCAGATCGGCTGCTTCCTGCCAAGGCTTGTTCATAGCGAGTAAGCATAGAAGCGTATTTTTTAGCAAAACGCAAAGCCGCCTGATCTTCTACAGAGCCAGTTGGTTCAGCGCCACCATTTTTAAAAGACTCAATATACCTGTCTGTAAATTGTCTGATTTGACCTTGCCGACCAACCAAATCTTTATCTGTGCTAATTTGGTTTTTCAAAGATTGCAAATTTGCCATCGCGTTTACTGCGCTTTGCACTGCGGCACGATCTTTTTTGTCTGCAATCTGTATTCCTTTGTCAGACAAATAAGAAACAACATCATCTGCGGCCGCCGCCGTTTTGCTTCTTGTTCCAGCTTTTGCCAACCCAGCAGGAGCGTTTTGCGCCGGAGCAAATTGTTGTTTAGCACGATCCCAAACGTAAGTTTTTCCATCCGCTGCTGTATAAAGCTCAGGAGGCTTGTTTTTTGCCTCTTCATCTCTAAGTTTTTTCTGGTTTGCAAATTGAGTGGAGATTTTTTCAAACTCAAGTTTTCTTGCATCAATCTTGTCTTGAGCTTGTTGCAAAGCCTTTATGACGGTGTTGATGGCAACGCCCATCTTGTCGTACATATGCATATCAGCAAGTTTTTTGATAACGCCATTGTTATCAAGCGCGGCGGCTTCTTTGATCTTCTGTTCGCCAAGTTCTTGGTTTTTGGACAACGAGTCCATGCCGTCTTGGTACAACTTATTGATCTTGTCGTTGTGAGACTGGATAGACTTCAAGTTCTCTTCAAAGTTTTTGATGTCTTTGTTGAACAACTCTTTGCGGCCTTCGTTGTAGCCTTTCATGGCTCCAGTGAGGGAGGCAAGAGTAGCCATGCCTTTGTACCGGCCTGCACCACCAGAACCCATTGTGGCAACCGTCAACAAGCTAAATAGCCCCGCTAAATCGGTAGCGGTCTCTTTTGTTGGCGCGAACGGCGAAACTTCTTGCAAGCCCTTCTGATGCTCTTCTTTGAGAGCCTTGTCTCTTTGTTGCGATTCTTGTAGCAATTGCGTTCTGGCTTTTTCTTGCCTAGCTGTATTCTCACCAGTCAAAACCGTAGACTCTTTCTCAGCCTGGGCGCTTCTTCCAGCAAGATCTAATT